CCGCGACGAGATCGACGAATATCCCGACGACCTCGACGGCCAGGGCGACCCGCTCAAGCTGTCGGACGGCCGCATCACCTCGTTTCTCAAGCAGGGCGACTGGAAAAAGGCCGACATTTCGACGCCGACGATCAAGGGCAGCTCAAAGATCGAGACGCGCTACGAGGCGGGCGACAAGCGCCGCTGGTACGTGCCCTGTCCGCATTGCGTCGGCGAGGATGGCGCGCCGTCCGAATTCGTGTTCGAGTTCGGCCAGAACTTCAAGTTCGAGCCGACCTTCCCACACAAGGCGCATTACATCACGCCCTGCTGCGGCGTCGTCCTGGAGGAGCATGACAAGACGGCGCTGGTGCGCAAGGGCCGCTGGATCGCCACCGACCCGAAGCCAGGAGCGTTCCCGTCCTATCATTTCGACACGTTGTCGTCGCCCTTCGTACCCTGGGACCACATCGCGCGGCTCGCGGTCGAGGCCGGCGACAATCCGGTGGCGCTGAAGAGCTTCTTCAACCTCTGGCTCGGCCTGCCCTACGAGTTCAAGGGCGACGCGCCGGACCACGCGCTGCTGATGCAGCGGCGCGAGGACGAGCCTTTGCGCGGCCATGTTCCGCCGCGCGGCCTGATGCTGATCGCTGCGGCCGACGTGCAGATGCGCGGCATCTGGTGCGAGATCATCGCCATCGCGCCGGACCGCCAGAGCTGGGTCGTCGACGCATTCTATTGCGACGGCTCGACCGAAAGTTTCGAAGGCGGCACGCCCGAGGCGCCCAACGCCTTCGAGCTGCTCAAGACCCGGACGATCGACCGCAAGTTCCCGGACGCGTTCGGCAAGACGCGCCAGCTCGACGCGCTGGCGATCGACACCGGCTATCGCAGCCACGTCGTCTACGCTTTCGTGCGCAAGGCGCAGCGGCTGCACCCGCACACCGGCAACGACATGGTGCTGGCGATCGACGGGCGCGACGGCTGGGGCAAGCCTCCGATGGGCACGCCGAGCCTCGTCGACATCAACCTCGCCGGCCACAAGGTCAAGCAGGGCTGCAAGCTCTGGCCGGTCGGAACCTGGTCGATCAAGGGCGGCTTCTACGCCGACCTGCGCAAGGACGGCGTCAAGGCCGGGCACGAGCGCGACCCGGAGGGTTATTGCCATTTCGGATCGTGGCTCGACGAAAACTATTTCAAGCAGTTAACGGCGGAATATCTCGCCGACGAGACCCTCCGCGGCCGCAGCCGCAAGATCTGGAAGCCGCGCGGCGGCCAGCGCGACAACCATTTCCTCGACTGCCGCGTCTACAACATCGCGCTCGCCGAATATCTCGGCCTGTCGCGCATGACCTCGGACGAATGGGCTGTGCTGGTCGAGCGCCACGCGCTGCCGGCCGACCTGCTCGCCAACGACCTGTTTCGCAAGGCCGCGCCGTCATCGACCGCCGTCGCGTCTCCGCCTGAACCGCCGCCTCCGCCGCCGCCTGAACCGCCTCGCAAGACCGGCGGCTGGATGGGCCGAAAAACGGGCTGGATGTCCAAATGAGCTTTCAACAGTCCGACCTGACCGCGATCGACCAGGCGCTGGCGCTCGGCGCCAACGAGGTGCGCTACGCCGACGGCCGCCTGGTGCGCTATCGCACGCTCGCCGATCTCTGGGCGCTGCGCCGCCGCGTCGCCGCCGAGCTCGGCGTCACGCTCGATTCCGCCCCGCGCGTCATGCTCGCGGAGCAGCGCCGTTGAACCTCGGATCGGTCCTCGACCAGCTCATCGGCGTGTTTTCGCCGCGCACGGCTCTGGCCCGCGTCGCCTATCGCGAGATGCTGTCGCAGCGCTCTGGATACGAGGGAGCGCGTCAGGACTGGCGCGCAACCAGCTGGCGCAACGAAGCCGCCGGCGCCAATCTGGCGCTGGTCGGCGATCTGCCCATCCTGCGCAACCGCGCCCGCTCGCTGGTGCGCAACAATCCGCTGGCCAAGCGCTCGCTCGAAGTGCTCGTCGGCCACACCGTGGGTTGCGGGCTGCGGCCGTCGTTCAAGACGGATTCGCGCGCCCAGCGCAAGCGCCTGACCGACGCATGGGCGCGTTTCGCCGAAACCGCCGACACTAGGCGGCAAACCACGATCTACGGGCTGCAGGAGCAGGCCGTGCGCGGCATGTTCGAATCGGGCGAGGCGCTGACCTTGCGCGACGTGCGCAAGCGCAACGGCGCCCCGGTGCTCTCCTACCTGGTGATGGAGGGCGACCATATCGACCACAGCCGCGAAGGCATCTTCGACGGCCGCGTCACCCGCCTCGGCGTGTCGCTCGAAAAGGACGGCCACGCGCCCGACGGCTATTGGCTTTGGGAGCAGAACCCGTCAGACGCCATCCTGTTTGGGACCTATCCCTACCCGAAATGGGTGCCGATCGAGGGGATCAATCACCTCTACCGCATCCGCCGACCTGGCCAGATGCGCGGCGTCTCGGAATTCGCGGCGATCCTGCCGCTGATGCGCGACCTCGCCGACTATATGGAGGCCGCGCTGGTCAAGGCGCGCGCCGAGGCCAATTTCGTCGGCGTGGTCAAATCGCAGGACGCGGGCGCCGGTTCGCTCGCCACGCGGCGCGACACCGCGCCCGACGGCACCGACCGCATCTATGGCGAAATGTCGCCCGGCATGCTGCACCGTCTCGACCAGGGCGAGGACATCGTGTTCTCGCAGCCGTCGTCGAACCCCAATTTCGCGCCATTCACGCTGCAGGCGCAGCAACAGGCGGCCGCCGGCGTCGGCGTCACCTATGACCAGGCCACCGGAGATCTGCGCCAGGCCAATTATTCCAGCCTCAAGGCCGGCAAGATCGACTTTCGCGTCATCGTCGAGATGATCCGCGACTTGACGATCACTCCGCAGCTTTTGACGCCGATTTACCGAGATTTCGTCGATTTTGGCCGGACTTTCGGCGTTTTGAGCCCGTCTGACGAACGCGTTCCGGTCGAATGGATCGCGCCCGGTTGGGAGCCGATCGACCCGCTCAAGGACCTCGAGGCCGACATTCTCGCGGTGCGGTCGGGCCGCAAGACCTGGGGCGAATTCGTGCTCGAATGGGGCCGCGATCCGCAGCAGCAGATCGAGGACATCGCGCGCTTCAACGCCGAGCTCGACGCCGCCAGCATTACGCTTGACACCGACCCGCGCAAGGTCGCCGCCGGCGGCAAGGCGCAGGCGACCGTCGCCGACCCCGCACCGCCCAAGGACTGACCGCTCATGCCGCAAAAAGATGCCCGGCCGCCGCAGACCGGCGCGCGCCTGCTCGCCTTCACGGGCAGTTCCTACAACGCCGAGACCCGCGAGGCCGAGGTCGTCATCACGACCTCCGCGCCGGTGGCGCGCTGGGGCATGGTCGAAGTGCTGTCGATGGAGCGCAACGCCGTCGATCTGTCCCGCGTCGGCCTCGGTCAGGTCAAGCTGCTCGATTCGCACAATTCCGATTCCGTCGAGAACGTCCTCGGGGTGCTGGTGTCCGCGCGCATCGAAGGCGAACGCCTGATGGGTTTGATCCGCTTCGGCGAGACCGAGGAGGCGGGGGAAGCCGCCGCCATGGTCGCGCGCGGCGAAATCACCGGCATTTCCTGCGGCTACCGCGTCCAGCAATGGGAGCGGACCGCGATCGATCCCGAAACCGATGTCGAGACCTGGACGGCGACCCGCTGGGAGCTGTTCGAAGTGTCGCTGGTCGCGGTGCCCGCCGACAAGTTCGCCGGCGTCCGCGCGGCTGAACGTTCTTCCGCCGATTTGGCCCCGGGGGGCCGTTCCGGCGCTGTGCCTTCCCCCGAAACTCGTGCAACCGAAGAAAGGACAACCGGCATGCCGGAGACCGTCACCCAGCAGCCGGAAAATCCGGTTGAAGCCGCCCGCGCCGCCCCCGCCGCCCTTGCGCCGGACCCGGCCGCGATTCTCGCCGCCGAGCGCAAGCGCACGGCCGAGATTCATTCGATCGGCGAGCGCCACAACCTCGACGCGGGAATCGTGCGCGCCGCCGTCGAAAACGGCACATCGCTCGACGCCTTCCGCGCCACCGTGCTCGACGCTCTGGCCGAACGCTCGCCGGCCCGCGTGATCGCGCCCGGCGCCGCCGCAGTCGATGTCGTCAACCCGGGCCAGTCGCCGGACGATATCCGCTCGGCCATGGTCGACGGCATCGTCATGCGCGCGCTCGGAACCGCCACCGACGGAACCAAGGGCACGCCCAAGGTCGCCGACGCCGCCCGCTCGCGCGAATTCGCCAACATGAGCCTGCTCGAAATGGGCGCCGAGGCGTGCGGCATCCGCAACGCGCATCGCATGCGCCCGGCCGCGCTGTACGAAAAGCTGGTCGAACGTTCGATGCTCGGCTCGTCCGACTATCCGCTGCTGCTGTCGGCCGCCGCCAACAAGTTCCTGCTGCCGCAATATCAGTACCAGACGCCGTCCTACCGGTCGTTTTCCGCCAAGAAGACCTTCAACGACTTCAAGGCGCACAACTTCCTGCGCGTCGGCGACTTCCCGATCCTAGAGCAGCTCTCGGAAGGCGGCGAATTCCGCAACGGCGCCATCTCCGAAAACCGCGAGCAGGTGTACGCGCTGACCTATGGCAAGATCGTTGGCCTGTCGCGCCAGATGTTCGTCAATGACGACCTCTCGGCCTTCGCCGACCTCACCGGCATGGCCGGCCGTCGCGTCGCTGACTTCGAGAACTCGATCGCCTGGGGCGTCATCCTCCAGAACACCAAGGGCGGCCCGACGCTCTCTGACGGCGGCAACCTCTGGAACAGCACCGTCGTGACCACCGCCGGCGGCCATGCGAACCTTGCGGGAACCGCGACCGACGTCACCGTCGCCGCGATCTCCGCCGGCCGCCTCGCCATGCGCCAGCAAAAGTCGCTCGACGGCATTCCGCTGAACGTCAACCCGTCGATCATCGTCGCGGGTCCGGCCAAGCAGACCGTGATCGAGCAGCTGCTCTCGACCTCGCTGCTCGCCACCCAGATCTCGAACATCAACCCGTTCAACGGCGGCGGCATGACCAGCCTGCGCCCCGAGATCGACGCCTATATCACCGACAACGCCTGGTATCTGTTCGCCGACCCGGCGATCGCGCCGACCTTGATCTGGGGCTACGTCTCCGGCTTCGAAGGCCCGCGCTTCGCCATCGATCAGCCGTTCCGCATGGACGGCCTGTCGCTCAAGGTCGCGGAAGATTTCGGCTTCGGCGGCATCGACTGGCGCGGCTCCTACCGCAACGCCGGCGCGTAATTCTTCGCAATCCCGGCGCGCGTGGCGCGCCGGTTCTTCCCCTCTTTTCGTGAGCTAGACCGCCATGAGGAATTTTATTCAGAAGGGCGATACCTTCCAGATTACCGCCCCGGCTGCGGTGACGGGCGGCGTCGGTTTCCTGCTTGGAACCGCCGCTTTCGTCGTGCCGATTCAGACGGCTGCGTCCGGCGCGCTGGTGGAAGTGATCGCCGAAGGGGTGATCGACTACGCCAAGGCCGCCGTCGCCATCAACCTGGGCGATCTCGCCTATTGGGACAACACGGCCAAGAACGTCACGAACGTCGTTTCGTCCAACACCAAGATCGGCATCTTCACGCGCGCCAACCTGTCCGGCGACGCCACCGCCCGCGTCCGTCTCAACGGCGTTTATTGATCTCCTGATCAGGTCCCGGCGCAATGAAGAATTACGTCCAGGACGGCCAGTTCATTGACTTCGTCATGACGTCGAGCACTGTGGCCGGGACCGCTTATTACATCAACGACATCGTCGTCGTGGCGGCGGCCTCGGTCGTCGCCTCGCCTGCCAAGCCTGCGCGCTGCCCAATGCTGACCTATGGCGTCGTGGAGCTTCCGAAGAATTCCCCGGAGGTCTTCGTCCAGGGCCAGGTGCTCTACTGGGACAACACCAACAAGCGCCTGACGCTGGTCTCGTCGTCGAATAAGCGCTGCGGCTTTTCCTCCGAGCCTGCGCTCGCCGGCGACAACACCTGCCGCGTCTACATTTATGCGTTGGCCTGATGGCGTCGCCATTCTCCCGCCTCGATCTCGCCGCCGGCCGCGTCATCGCCGCCGTCCACGGCGACCAATGGCGTCATGAGCCGATGGTGGCCGACGACGACGTCAATGCGCCGCCCATCGGCGACGTGGCGCGGCCGGTGCAGATCGTCGCCGCCATCTACAAGGAGCCGGTCGCGGTTCCGTTCATCCCGAACGGCTTCGACCCGCGCTCGTCGCAGCGGCCGGGCGTGGCTTCCGGCCATCCGGAAATCGAGATCGATCCGCGCCTCACGCCCAACGGGATCGAGGTCAAGGCGCGCGACCTGCTGATCAACGTCGACAGCGGCAAGGTCTGGCGCGTCATGAAGACGCGCAGCGACGAAATGGGCCGCATTTTCGCGGCCGTCAATCTGGTGGGCTGATGTCCTTTTCGCGTTTTGCGCTGCGGCTCTCTGCGATCGAGGCCTTGTGCCCGACCGGCGGACCCTATCCGACCATTGCCGGAAAGCGCGTCTATGACAGCCGCATCGATCTCATCGCCGGTGATGACGACCTTTCGTCGATCGAGCCGAATCCGCTGATCTGCGTCTACACCGAGGACCAGCATGCGCTGCCCTATGGCTCGGCGAAATATCCGGCGGCCGAAAACGTCGTCACGCTCGTGCTCGAACTGATGATCGCGGTGCGCGGCGAAGTCGAGATCGATAATCCGGACGGCGAATCCGAAACCGTCGGCGATATCGGAACGCCGGTGACCGATCGCGAGCACGAGGCGTTGCTCGACCTGCTCGAAGCCCAGGCGGTCTATCTGCTCGACCCAAAAAACATGGCGCCGTCGGCGGCGATCTTCACCAAGGTCGCCTGGGAGCTGCAATCGGTCCATTCCGACCCGCAGCGCGCCGCCGACCGCTCGGTGCGCATCGCCGCGCGCACGGTCAAGCTGCACGTCAAGGTAAAGAAAGAGGCGTGGCCGCCGTTTCCGGTTTCGCCGGCGCCAACCGGCCTCGCGCTCTACCCCGAGCCAATGGCCACCGTCGCCGCGATGCTGCCCGCCGGCTCGGCGGCTCGCGCTTTGTGCACGCGGCTCGCGCCCTATGCGCCGCAGCCGGCCGCGCCGATCCCGCTCGACGGCATCAACCTCGCCGTTTCGCTTGGCAGCGACGACGAAACCGACGGCTTCGTAGCCACTGTCTGACCCTTGCCCTGTGAGCCCCGCCATGACCGAACGCTATATCGACGTCGTCCTCGCCGACGCGTCGCACAAACTGCCGATGCCCGGCGTCCCGCGCTTCTTTTCCGTCGAGGGCGAGCGCGTCGATTCCTGGGACCCGTTCTGGCTCGCTTTGCTGGCCGACGGCTCGATCGAGCGTAAGCCCGATCCGGCGCCTGAGCCGGAACAGCCGGAAGTCTCCGATTACGCCGCCGATCACGCGGCCTGATTCACTCCAAGATAAGGATCTGCGCCCATGTCTTCCGGCATTGGTTTCAACTATATCCCCGGCTCCGGCCTCACCGCCCCGATCTTCTCGTTCGAGGTCAATTCCGGCGGCCAGTTCCAGGACGTCAACCGCATCGTGCTGGTCGGGCACAAGCTCGCCGCCGGCACGCTGGCGGCCAATCTGCCGACGCCGGTCGCCAGCCAGAACGACACCGACGTGCTCTGCGGCGCGGGCTCGATGCTTCGCGAGATGTACCGCATCGTTGCGCAGAACGCGCCGGCCGTGCCGATCTGGCTGGTGCACACCGCCGAAACCGGCGTCGCAGGCATCTGGACCATCACTGTCGGCGCGCTGCCTGGAACCGGCTCGGGTTATATCGACATCGCCGGCGAGCGCATCCAGATCACGCTCGGTTCGACCGACACGCCGACGACCATCGCCGCCGCGCTCGCCGCCGCGATCAACGCCTATTATGACCCGCTGACGGGAACCATGCTGCCGGTCAC